AGTAAGAGTTAGATCTGAACTGCTGAATGTCGCACCCTCATTAACTGTTGTTGAAGTTCCAGTCTCTTCAATTAAAGTGATGCTTGCACCAGCAGCGTGAGATGCTGCAGATGATGCTAACTGACCCCTCGCAACGCTAATGTTGTTTCCAGAAACAGAAGATACAGTTAAAATTTCAGCATCGATTAACAGTAGATCCCCAACAGTAATATCTGTAGGAGATGCAACGGTTAAGGTTGTATCTGAAGCACTAAAAGTTGATAGAACAAACTGTGCAGTATCAATAGCATTTTTCAATGCACTGTTATTTGCACGGATAACTTTTAATGATCCTCCGTAAAGGAGAAACTGAGCTGCAGAAAACCAATACTCGTAGTTAAAGTCATTTGGTCTACCAAAGACTGAGAGTAATTCCTTTTCTGATGTAATGTTAACGATCTTCTCGATTGGTCCTTTCTCGAAAGATCCAACAATTGCAGCAATGTTATCTACGGTTGCATTTGCTACAGAAGTTAAATCTCTTTCAAGAACGACAACCCCAGGGGATAGTTGCGTTGATGCCATCTGCTAATCTCCTAAAATACTTCTCTAGGTGAGTTCTACAAATATTTAGTATTTGAAATATTTCTGGTTAGCTGTTATAATCCCACATGTATGACATGTCTCCATACTCATCCAAGTGCCATCGATCACCGTCATTATCAACAAAACTCGTATCATCTAATCCATCATCAACAAAACCAAAAGGTGCCATATCAGCTTCTATGGCTTCTCTTTGATCATCATATATTCTTTGTCTAACGTCATTATCGTGAAGCTCTTTAAAATATGGCTGAAGAGCTAACCAGGAAAATATAACTAAACACATAGCTAAGTCATCATTACATCCTTCTTCAGCTTCCCATGCCTGACCTCTTTGAATAAAGGTAGTCAATTCGGAAATTATTTCATAATCACTTAAGAGTAGTTTATCTTCTTCAATTAAAGCTTTTAAATTAGAGCAACCAGTCTTTTTAACTGTAGATGACATTTTTACCCCAAGCTGACATTTCTTTCCAGAAAAACCTTGACCGACAATTTGACCAGCTCTACCTCTCATAGAACACATCAGTATGTTGTCATATTCCAAATCATACTGTAGAATATCAGCAATCTGACCACCAATATCATTTACCTCAATTAAGATATATGCATGGTTATATGCTTTAGCTACATCAAAAATTACATTAGGGAATAAAATAGGTTTAATATCACTGTTCCTATACTTTGCCACTAATTTATATGGTATTGTCGTAGTGTCAATAACAGTAAATGCACTAAAGTCTTTACTTATGCCCCTAGCAACGTCTACTGTAATTACATACGTTTTATCTTTTATTGGGTCTTCATATACATCCAAACCTCCAGATCTTTTAATAGGATCATCGTAGGTCATCATACGAAGCTTAGATGGGCTAATCAATGTATCAACCGAACCTAAGAATTCACATTCAAATTCTACCCTGAATTGTTCTTCTGAGGTATTCTTAATTGTTTGTTCTTTCCATCTCTCATCTCTACCTGGAACTTCAGACCAATGAACCTCAGTTCTGATGTATTCATTTCTACCAAGCTCGGCATCATGCCAAAGCTTATAGAACATGTTCATACCATGTGGGGTAGAAATAATAATAACTTTTGTGGATTTACCAGATGAAATCGTCGGATATACTGACGAGAAAAACTGATCAGAAATGTTATTTGGAACGAATGCAAATTCGTCTAAGAATATTATATTGAATGACATCCCTCGAACTGCAGATGCAGAAGTAGATGCAGCAAGAATCTTAGAACCATTTTCCAATTCTAAAGATCCTTTATTCCAAGATAAAATACCCTGTTGCATCCACTTAGGTAGATTTTCATATGAAAGCTGCAATCTACTAAGCATCTCCCTAGCAGTTGCAGCTTTGTTAGCAAGAATAGCAACGTTAACATTGCTATTAAAAATAATATACCAAAGAAGATATGATGTGACTACGGTTGATTTACCAGACTGTCTTGGTAGTTTTGCTATATTAAAACGATGATTATGGAATCTTTCTACCATACCCACCTGAAAATCGTACATCTCAAAGGGTATTAAACCCTCATCAAGAGATACAATCTTAATATATTTTTTGATAAAGTAAACTGGATCGGCAGCGCACTTGATGAATTCTTCTACTTGATCAGATGTGAATTCTTGGGCTACGTTTGCCTTTTTTAAATTTGGATTACCAAGATAAACTTCTTCTAATGGCATAATTATTCATTTACTCTACTTATGTCTTTATCTAAAGATTCCATACTTGCTAATCTTTTTTCCCAACCATCCCCTTTAGTAGTTCCCTTGCATGGATTAATGCAAGTATTATCTCCAAATCTATCGCAAACTAGACTAGCTAATTCACTTTCATTTCCTAGTTTATTGGTTCCAGACCAATAATGTTGCCCTCCAATCCAGCAAGCACCACATTTAGGGCATGTTTTAGTATCCATTCGTCTTACCACGAGACCAATGGTATTATATAGGAAAACTAATCAAATAACAGTTACAATATTAACAATTCCAAGCTCTTAATGATTTATTAATTCTAGAATCTGGATTTGATGCAGTTTTTTTACTGGTTAACTTCCTCTTCATTCCCTTCATTCTGGCACAAAATGACGCCCTGCGGGGATTTCCAACTTTCTTTGAAGGTGCCTTAAGATCACTTCCAGGATTTTCTGCTTCGTAAGATTTGCGACCCTTTTCGTTAAGACCTCCACTTTTATTTTGACCCTCTTTTCGAGTCCATGCTGTTCCTTCTGAAATAAAGTCTTTGAATGTTTTCATCGTTGTTCTATCCAGGTCATTGAGGCAATTGCACTTTTGTTTGCTGTTCCACAAGCAACAGCAAGAGTAAGAGTATCTGAAACAGTTCCCATGGAACTTCTTCCAATTTGATTTGCTGTTTTTGAATTAATTTGGATTGTAGAACTTACACCAGAAACAACAAAACCAGCATCCAAATCTGTTCCTCCACTCAAAGTAGTGGCACTTACATCATATTGAGTGAATGAATTTGGATCTGCCATATCAACCCATGAAGCACCAGTTAGAGTTGTATTTAGGATTAGTTTGTAGAAGATGTTGGCATTATCAGTTGTTGCTGCCTGAAATGCCATAGGAAGAGCAATACCTTGAAGTGCAGTGCTCTTTAAACGAATGCTAACTATTGGATAAAAAGTATTAGCAAGCGCCATCGTTCTACCTGCTAGTGGAGTGATGACATTTTGAGATGTTCCCAATTTCTCTGGCACACCCTCACTAATGATTGAGTTAGAACCTTGATACATGTAATGTGTTCCAGCAGCACCAGTTACATTTGTCAGTTCTAAACGAATAGGTAAAAATGGAGTTGATGACCAAACCGTATCCAAAACATTTGCAGTATTGAATGTATGGATATGATGAGTCTCTCCATCAATAATATACGAAAATTTTACTTGACCAGCACCATACCATTCATATTCAATATTAATCATATGTTGTGCTGTAGGGCTAGCAATGTATCCACTTTTACCAGTTCCATCCAACTTATCACCATTCCAATTCGCTCTAGCAACTCTAGTTTCAACTACAGTGCCACTTGCCTTGCTTCTCAATACACAATAGTAATTTCCATCCCCAGCATCTTCAAAGTAAGCACCGTTATTTACATCAAACAATCCAAATCTTCTACGAACACCAGTAACAGGAGTTTCTAAACGAATAGCAAAACTTACTGTAGATGTTCTACCAGGAATATATCTCATCACATGCTTGGTCTGACGAATTACTTCAGAACCAGCAGTGCTAGTTACTGCCATTACAACACCAGAAAGATTCACATTATGAGTTGCTGTTCCTCCATTAGCAGTTGATTCATCCCACACATCAGTTTCTTTTCCAAACTGAAATGTATTGAAGAATGATGTTTCGTATGGAGATGTCTTTAGTCTATTCTTGCTTGTAAAGTCAGGGCGAAAATCGGCACGAGTTCCCCAGTTATCCGAAAGCATCATTACTTCGAATAACGTTCTTTCTTGATTTAAGAACTCTCGGGTATTTCTGTTATACTGTGCCATGATTAGGGAACCGCTGGGTAATTAGTTGTCTTAATATATGTTGATGTAATCTTGGCACCAGTATATCCATTGTTCCATGTTGCCAACCATGGATATGTAACATCACTTGAAGATGAGGCAATAACTCCAGTATAAAGATTGGCATACTGCCATTCGGTTCCAGTCCAAGTTACTGTTTCATCTCCATAGATGTATGAAGTTTTGCCATTTACAGCAGCAGATGGAGCCATCTTTCTCCAACTCTGACCCCCAACAAATCCAGAATTTGGATCACCAGGAGTGTTGTAAAAAGGACCATCCATCAACACCCATGCCGTAGCATCAGGTTCTGCTGCGTTTGCTGGGTCATCTTCGCCAATCTCACAATCATTAATTGGTTGATTGTTGATATCATGACGTTGGTATGTTGCTGGAGTTCTGGTTGTATTATCAGAATTTCTTGCCTGAAATACTCCAGGAGTTCTCACTGTATTGTCAGAATTTCTAGCGACATAATCACCATTCCAAACATCGTACGTAATTTCTGACCATCCTTCACAACCATCAAATACAGACAGTTGATTTGCGGATGGTTGTGGAGAAACCGTATTATTATCTTTATCGTGCCTGATGTAAGACATCTATCTTTAGTTCATCAGTAATATTTATTTTGTTTTAAATTTAGTCAATTTCAATTTAGATTCTTGAATTATGCCAGATTCTATCGCAGCCTCTTTCTTTTCTGCAGCAGTTGCATCATTGACTGTATACCTATCCCACATGGTAGGACCATATCCACACTGCTCACGTTTTTCTTTTTTGCAGCATAAACGACAATATTTTTCTTCTGATTTTTCTTGAATATACTCTTCCCCTCTTAGCTGTCTATAATGAGCTTTCTTTTCTGCACCAGAAGAATGCTTCAACCATGGATCATCTTCATGTGAAGACTTGACTTGTGGTTTACTTTTTACTTTAGTTCCAGCTAATGGCTTTCCAGTATTACTATCGTATCCATATCTTGCTTTAAATTTTGGCTTTGGTGGAGCCAAAACCTTATCCACTTTATCTACGATACGAGAAAGAAGCCCCTCCTGAACAGGAGAGACTTCTACAGAAGAATATTCTTTAAAAGATTTCATTTCTTTTCTAAATCAGGATTTTTTGCGCAATTTAATTCATGCTTTTGAATCCAAGTAAAAGGTCTCCAATGACCTTTTGGTGGGGTAATCCCACAATACTTACATTTGAATTGATCTTCTTCCCACATTTTTACATCAGCCATAATGCATTGCTCCTTTAGTAGTTTTTTTAGGAAGTTTACCACTTCTGACTTTAGTTCCAGAAGTTTCGCCATAACCCTCAGGATGCTTTCCTGCTTTGGTTTTGCCGATAGTGTCAGACTTCATCTTACTACCTTTTTCCGTATAATGCAACTTCGCTGGCTTGTCTTTGTCTTTGGTAATTACAGACTCCTGACCTGCTTCACGCCCAGTTCTTCTTACCAATTTGCCAAATTTTCTCTTTGACATTTTCTCAGGCTTTGTTACCTGATATGAAACTTCTCTACCAGTTCCTTCACCAGAAGAATACTTATACTCCCCAACTCCCTTTTGATATCCACCAAATCTCTTTTTGAGTTTGGTTTCTACATTTTTTCTCTTTTCTCTATTAGCAGATTCATCATCACCACGATCTGCTGAAATATGACCAGTTACTTTGGTTTTAGATTTTTGCATCATCCTAGCAGTAGGATTTCCCTCTGCTAAATTTGAAGCTTCAGTAATAAACTGAGCATAAGTCTTTGGTGCTTTCATGGTGGGAAAGATGGTGATGATTTCTTTTTATATTTATTATCTAAAATTAAAATTTCACTCTTGTTCTGATTTATTTATTTCTCTTTGCTGCTTTAGGAATTTTGCTAGCTCTGCAGTGCTACCAACAAACATCGTGTTGTTGGTAATCTGAGTATCTCTCTTTTTCTTTGTAGGATTTTCAATTTCAGATACTTTCTTTTGGAGATCCATTAATTTTTCTGCCACATCTCCAATGTGTTTAACCAATTGACCAGCAACCTCATATGCTCTAGGTTGATCTGATTCTCTAGCTAATTCTAGAATTCCATCTACAGCTTCTTGACCTTTTTGAATTAAAGAATATAAATTTCCTCTTGTAAATTCATAATCTTTTTTTAATTGTTCTTTGTCAAAAATTGCAGGCACTTCAATTTCATTACCAGCATTTATTGGCTCAATTTCAGATGAAGAAGGAACTACGGTTAAATCAACATTTAATGCAGCATCAATTCCTTCAAATTTCTTCATCTTGTCCTGTGACGGGATTCCATTCTCTTGCATCTGTAAACTCCGACTTTAACTCATTAAATCCAAAATCATCATCTGGATCTGCAGATTCTGGATCTGGTGTCACCGTATACCTAACTTCCCTAGGTGCAGTGACACTAGAATCTGTAGAATAATCGACCTGAACTTTTGTAATGAGATCTCCAGTAACATCTGTAATGGCACCATATAGATAAGTTTTACATGTAAATGTAAGAGTGTAAATTAAGGTTCTACGCTTATCGTAATCACCTTCATAATCATCTTGAATATCAATGCCATTTAATGTAACAGGAAAGTCTTTATATTCTCCAAGATCTGGAATTAATTTGACAGTTATATTAAATGATGGGTGAAAATTTGGCAAAATTTGCTCTAAAATTTGAAGACCATCATCTTGATTTTTAGATAAAATTGATAACTCAAAAGTCAAATTATATGGAACTGGCATATAAACTTTTTTGACCGACCCATCATTTTGAGTTGATCTTATATATTGAGTTGGGGCTACTTTTCTAGATGGATCTGGAGAAATATCCTTTAATTCAAATGCTATTCTAGGAAGAGTGATTTGAAAAACATCTTTTTTAGTTAGATCTTCTACAGCTCTTAATCTAGCTAGAAACTTTTGTTTAGGTCCATATGCTAGAGGAACTTTCATTACCTCTACCTTAGAATCTTTAACTCTTCTAATTTCAATATTATTAAAAAGAGTTCCAAATGATACCACACATTTTCTTATTATTTCGTGATATGTATATGTTCCTAACATCAGACTACACCCCCTTTATTTCCATACTCCCCAAATGGATTCGACTCCGTAAAATCTAAAATATCATCTGCCTCAGTTTCAATATCGGCATTTTCATCATATGATGAGTTTTGATTATTTATAGTATTATAAGAAGAGGTAATCCAAGAAGCAGAAGAATCCTCCCCAGTAATTGTTTCTGGAATAGTAAATGATCCAGTTCTGTTTATTACTATCAATGTTCTAGTTGTAGAATCCCAAGATTTAACTTCTGCGGTTACATTTGAAGTTCCACCAGTGATTAGTTCACCTACGGTAAAATTACCAGTTCCACCAGAAGAAAATACTAAAGAAATTGCATTTGCAAAATTAAGCTCAACAACATCAATTTCTGGAATACCAGTTTCGATATCTTCTTCACTATATTCAAACATTTCGCAACGAAGACCCCAAACATACATTTTACCTAATTGGAAAAATGGAACTTCGTGATCTACAAACTTAATTTCAAACATTTTTCCAACCAATGGGAAGAAAACTAAATCTCCTTCATTGGGTCTTCCTTCTATAATTAACTCACCCAAATTATCTACAGCTTGAGTAAATCTTCTTCTAGAAACTATAAAAGTTACCGAGTCTGCAATTCTTACACCAAATTTTGAAAATAAATCACCATCACCTCTAAAACCACCAGCATCATCTAAGTAAACTTCAATTTCATATGCATGTTCGAATTTAGAAAGAGTATCCTCGACAAAAATTTGATCTTCCTTAACTAATTTTCTAGGAAGATAGTATACATTTTTGCCGAACATTTTGATCTGTTCATCAACAAGATCTTGCAATAGATCTTGTTCATTGGTGGTTCCTTGTGTAAAATATGGATTGGTTGTCATATATTATCCGATCATATCCATCGGTGGTAATTCGTAAGTCGATCTTAATTGATCATCCAATTTAGTTAATTCATCTACAGCATCGTTATATATCATTTCACCATTCAATGTAACTCCACCTGGAAGCTGAACCCCATTGTATTTGGTTAAATTCTGCCCCCACTGCTTTTTGATCTTGGCAGTTGCGTAATCTTTAACCCACATTTCATTATATATTTTCGACCAATTATTGGGATCAATTGCTCTTGTTGCATTTATTATAATAAACTGACCAGCAGCAATATCCGATTCCCAATCAAAATCAATATAAAGTCTATTCTTAACGTGATTATATCTAACAGGTTTCATTCCCTCTAGTAAAAAATCAATTGTTTCCAGATGAGTTTGAATTAAGTAGTAGTGATAAAATTGCGTTGATGTGAAATCATACAGGTCATTGAGTCTCATTTGATATCTGATATCAAAGAAGTTCGATGTTCCCTTATCAATAAAAGTGAAAATATTTTCTACAGAGATAATATGACTTGGAACATCAATATATCCATTACCTTCTAACCATGTTGTAGTATTATCTACGGCAGTGTGAGATATATTTGTTTTAGACCTATCGATATCTGCTTGCGTGATTTGATGTTTTAGATAAACTCTTTCACAACCATCATAATGAAATTGTTGGAATTTTTGAATAGTGTAATCTACAGCATCATCAATTTGATCTGTAGATACATTAATCTCCAAGACTGGCTTACCCAGTCTTCTGAGACAATACTCTTTTAATTCTGCTTTTGTAGTTGGATTAGCCATTAGTTATCAGGGGCGAACTAGTGCAGCTAAAGCTGCTTTAAGTTGAGTTACTGTTGTAATTGATGCATTATTACCAATTGCTACGAGCGCAGTATATAGCGAAGATAGATCACTATTAGTATCATCAGCAGTAGTTCCTTGAGCTGCAGTAGCATATGCAGTGCTATTTGTAGTAGCAGCAGTTCCTAGCCCAAGTGTTGAACGAGCTGCAGCTGCATCAACATCATCGATTAATGATTCACCAAAAGAACTGATATTAGGACCAGTGTATGTAATAACACCAGTTGAACTACTATATGTTAGTGATCCTGCTCCGCCAGCGTCAGTAACACTGATTGATGATCTAGCATCTGCTGTTTTGAAGGTAGTAACACTGAATACACCAGTTAACGAGTTGTATGCTAAATCACCTGCCGCACTAACAGAAGTTCTTGCTCTTTCAGTAGTAAAGAATTGTTTTGTTCCTTCAGCAATATTTGTAGTTGAGAATTCTGCAAAGTCAATAGCAAGAGTAAGAGATCCAGCACCATCTCCATTATCTGAATATGTAGAAGATATTCCAGTTCCACCAATAATTAAATTGGAAACTCTATCATCAACTCTTTCGTTAGTGAAATATAGATTTGTTGTTCCCTCTGAAAGATCATCTGTATTATGATTACTAATATCACCAACTTGAGACTGACCATATAATGCAGTTCCAGTAATAGTTAAATTACCTTCAACCGTGAAGTCTGTGGTAGATCTGAAGTTTGAAACTTGTAATGTATTTGTTGCAGGATTATAAGTTAAGTTATCCGAGTCTGTTCTTATTTCTGAATAACCAGTTGTAGCAGAAACAAATGTTGGATAGTAAGTTAGATTCGATGATGTTGTATTTGTGATAGCAGCAAGATTTGATTTATCTGCAGTTCCAGTTAAATTACCTGTAACATTTCCAGATACACCCCCAGTTGCAGTTAATAATCCAGTTACTCCTAATGCTGCACTAAGTGTAGTGTTGCCAGCCACATTTAAAGTTCCAGCAACTGAAGTATTACCAGATGCAGCCACAACACTAAACTTATTAGTATTGATATTAAAGTTTCCTAGTAAACCTAAAGATGAGTTTAGAGTTGCGGCTCCAGTAACAGTAAGAGACGATGATAGTGATGTAACTCCAGTTACATCTAGTGATCCAGCAACCGAAGTATTACCTGAAGATGCAATTACATTAAACTTGTTAGTGTTAACTGCAAAGTTACCACCAGCAGATAAAGTTCCTGCAACTGAAGTGTTACCAGTTGCAGCAGTTACTGAAAACTTATCAGTATTAACAATCAACGAACCAGTAACATTTATTGTTGATGAAGCTACAATAGCTCCAGTTACGTTTAGTGAACTAGAAAGATTAGTTATTCCAGTTACACCTAAAGTTCCAGTAAATAATGCATTACCAGTAGTTCCAGAAATAGAAGCTTTTGCTGTTGCTCCACTAGAAGTTTTTCCGATAATTAAATCTCTTCCTAGTTGGATATCAGTTCCAACTGACATACCACCATATACTCTAATGTTTGCATTATTATCGGTGGAGAATGTTGGAGTGTATGATGCTAAGCTTCCAAAGAAACCTTTATATCTTACAGTTACATTGTTTAGT